GTTCAAATGCAGTTTTTATATCTATTAAGGTTTGCCTTAGTCCTCTCTTTCCTAGACTATCTCTTACTGAGTCACCGGTCATTCCGACTTTATTAAGAGCACGCTCCATTTGTGGAGTCGTTTTTGCTAGCGCCATCATTACTCCACCGAAACTTGTAGAGGCAGATTTAGCATCTCCAGTTGTCTTTGTGTATGTAGCAATAAAAGCGTTAGTCTCCTGGAACGAAATACCTAAACTTGAGGCTAGTCCTAGTTGCGTTCCTAAGACCTCAGCTAAGTCTGAGGCTTCAAACATACCTTGTTGTACGGCCATTCCGAATACATCCAATGCTTCAGAAGCTGATATCGTTTCTTCTCCATATGCATTCTGAGCAGCAGCAGCGACTTTAGCTAGGTCGGTTTGTTCTCCTAGTCCTATTGCTACACCTTTGGATACGGCTTCCAAGGTTTCCATTGCGTTTGCACCTCGGAGTCCTGCTGAGGTTAAGAAAAACAGCCCATCTGCTAACTCTTGAGGTGCTTGAGCAGTAGCGCCTGATAGTTTCATTACTTCTTTACCCATCTCATTGACTTCCTTCGCTGAAATACCCACCAAGGTATTTATCTTGGTCATATTCTTTTGGAAGTCCATAGCCATTTTAGCTCCGGCTGCTCCAATTGTAGCAAAAGGAAGAGCAAAGCTCATAGATATGCTTCTACCTATGGCTCTCATTTGAGTTCCAAAGGCTACTAATCTTTTAGATGCTCTTGCTAAGCCTTTAAATAAGGGAGTGGTTACGGCAGTTATTACGACATTTAAGGAGGCGAGGGCTTTTTTAGGCATTTTTGTTTTTCTTTTTTAGTTTCAATTTTGATTGTACTTTGTCATCAAATTCTGACTCTTTTCTTAATCTTTCGATATCATTCATAGCTTGATTCTTTGTTTTTCTTGTTTTCTCCCAAGGAAACGTAGTTATCTTTTTTGGTGATATATTACGCTTCAAATGAGGATTTATGATCACACAAGCCATCCACCTTGCTCTTTCCCATTCGGCTTGTTGGTTTTGCTCATATAGTCTTTTATGACCATTTTGTGCATTGATGAAATTTCTAGGTGTCATCATATAAAATTCATCAGGTTTTAATCCTAACTCTCCGAATGCTATTTCTTCCAAGTCATCAAATGTGACCTCTACTTCTTTTTTGCGTTTCCCTTTTTTTTTGCTTTACCTGGTACATTCATATTGTGTCCCATTTGAGCTCCGAATATTTCTAAGGCTTTAGTTAGGCCAGTCATATCTGTGTCTAATTTATCACTTAATTCATCAATCGTTAAATTAAACGGTTGACCAGACTTTCTGCATCCTTCTTCTATTCCTACTAATACTAAAGTTAGCGCTTGGTCTAGGGTCATATCTTGTCCTAGGCTCATTAGCTTATTTAGTGATGTTCCGGTTTTTGCACAATATTTTCTGAGACCATTAAATCCAAAAAATAAAGGGTACTGCTTTCCTGCTATTTCTACTAATTCGTAATTCATATTTATTTTCTTAAAGGTTATTTTACAAAGTTATAAAAAAGAGGTCATCCAAGCCACCCCTTTAAGAAATAAAAAGGTAGCAAGGATTCGCTCTATCTCACTATACAGTTGCTTGCGTTAATATGCCAGACCCACTAAAAGAAGCGCTCCACGTAGAGCTATCCTCATTCGGTGTATCTGCACTTAAGCTAGTTAAAAAAGCCGTTCCACTCCATTTAATATCACCAGTTTCTTCTGTTGAAAACATAAGTGTGAAAGAAGCACGAGTAGCTATGTAGCTTGTGTATAATTCATCCATAGTTAGTCCAGCGATTGCTCCACCTGTCCCATCTACAAATATTAACATCCCTTCTACTGAAACCTCCCAGTCTCTTTGTCCTTCTAGTTGGTCTCGCCAGCCGCCACTGTCTTTTGTACTTGTATCCCTAAGGTTATGATTCATAGAAATAGAAGCACTCGTAGCATATGCTATTTTTGTACTGCCTGCATACACGGCAAATTTAGTACCATTGATTACTCCATTTGTTGCCATTTTTTTTACATTTTAATTAATTAAATTTGTTCATTTTGTTCTTCAGTTTTACTTTCATACCTTAGTTCGTTCTTGTTATATTTTTTATGAGACTGTATAGTCTCTCGGCATATTTAATCCTTTAAAGCTAAAATTAAACGTTGTACTATCTTCGAGGGGTGTGTCTATTGCTACACTTGTAAAGTATCCCCTAAAATCCCACACCATTGACCCACTTTCCCAGTTCACAAATCCTAGACTAAATTTTTCCTGAGAGCCATATCCCATACTGAGTACATCGTATGGCGCTGATGGAGGTATATTATAAGTGATCCCTCCTATTGCTATGCTATGTTGTGAGGCGAGAGTTCCATCTACATCGGTTTGCGCCCATAAGCCTTCGACCTCGATATTATATTCTCTCATTCCGTGCATATAACTTGCCCAGTTATCAGTTTCTCTTACTGATATATCTCTTGTTGCACTTTCAAATGTTATACTATGACTTAAACAAAAGCCGATATATTTACCATTTACTAGTAACATCCACTTTGTACCATTGTTAACTCCAGCCATCAGTAAACACAAGAAAAAACACCCACCGTTACATCCGTGGTTGTAGATAATGTAAAGGAAGCAGTACCATCAGCTTGCGCAAAGCCACCCACAGGAAATGGCCCAATAAAAAAAGTAGACCCAGCCGTTACAGTACACGTTGCATCTGATTTGGTTAGTGAGCCATATACTTGACTCTCTACGTCTGAAACTTGAGCCGTTACAGTTACAGTTACACTGGCTTCGGCAGTTGCATTTCTTACGGCTATAAATTCTTTGCCGGTACAAGCAAATGTATTAGTGACAGAGCCTATACTAGATAATACCTGCTCCTTCCCAGCATCAGTTATTGATTGAGTTTCAATTAGCGCCATCTTCTTCTATTTTTTTATTTTCTTTTTTAACTTTTTTCTTTTTTGCTGGCGCTTCATCCCACTCGTTATTCAATGCTTCACAGATTCCATCTGCTACTAGTTGCTTATATGTATCTCTATTAATATCGATAGTGTCTCCAGGTTTTAGGTCTTTACCTTGGCCTGATGTCCAGTCTTTTAATAATGTAATTATTGCCATTTTTTTAGTTTTTTTTAATCTATATCTAATCTATTTATTCTTAGTGTGAAATCTAAATGCTTTATAAAGATTCCCTCATCTCCGTATTTCTCATCATAGTCATCTACACAGCTATCATATACTGCTGAGTCTAGGGATACCTGAGTATCGTATGGTGAGGTTGTTGCACCCCATTCTCTATCTAGCGCCATTCTTACTTGATATGCTATATTTTCTACTGACAAATAAGTTAATCCAAAGCACGATATTTGTATTGCTACTACATCAAGTATGGACCTTTGATTTGTTTTAGGGTCTGTTGTTGTTGCACTAGCATCCGGTCCGTTGGTGTTAGTTGGTGTTGATGCTATTTCTCTATACACTAAATAAGGAGCAGAGTTTCCTTGTTCCACCCTAACTGCAAACATACTAGTGTCCGGCACTAGTGATGTCAAATTGCTATAACTTGATAGTATTGGATATATTATTGCGCCTGACCTCATTATTTGTACATTCTTTTTTGTCCTTTTAATTCTCTTTTTATCACTTTCTCTACCACGGCTTCCACTCCTTTTAATAATATCGACATTGCATTGCCTTGTGATTTCTCCCAGGCCGGTCTCATAAATGGATGAGGTTGTGCCGTAGCACTTCCGTATTCAACGATTGCACCATAAAATCCACCTCCTCTTTGTTCATTTTTGCTAGCACTACCTCCGGTTGCTTTTGGTCCTACATATAAAGCTGGAAGTCTCCGGCTTGCTTTTGTACTAAATGATTTAATACTTCTTTTAAGTTGACCTTCATCATTGTTTATTCCTGCACGAGCCTGAGCAATGATTGGCTTTGCAGCTTGTCGGTAGACGGCCATTAAAAATTTATTTTTTTTAACTTTATAAGGTATGCGATTCATAGCTCTTATTAATGCTTTATTTCCTAGTACCTTGCCAGCGTGTAATTCCATTAGTTCTCGTTTTCTTTTAGTATTGCAGTTAGTTTTGTCATCTTATGCCTTCCATCTATATGTTCTATCCTATCTATATAATAATAAGTATATGTACCAGAGCTTGCTTCATATCGTATTCTCCAGTTAGTACTTATAGTGTCTCCATACGTATCATATCTTATATAGAATTCCACCTTTCTTTCTCCTACTTGTTGGTCTCCTTCATCTTTTTCTCCTATCCCTTTCCATATCAAATAAGCCCATACCGTTGACATTCCATCCACAGCAAGATTCCAGCTACTATTCATTATCCCACCATAGTTAGCGTTTCCACTAAATGTTTGCATTTCGATTCGTATTGGGGTATCTAGGTTTCCTACTGATATCATACTGTTTGTACTTTATAATTCTGCATTAAGTATTCAGCCGTTTTTGGTATTTCTGCTACGGTTTTTCCTACGATCACGCTTTGTCTATTTTCGTACATATCAGCTACAATGATTTTTATTGCTTGGATTAAAGGCTTAGGTATGTCGCTTGCGCTATCATATCCTACTTTATAATTCACTTTATATTTTTGGGTTACATTAGTATCCGGTGTATCTATTGTAGTGTTATTTAAATACATTCTTGCTGGTTTTGAGTTTGTGATAAACTCTACCCCACTTTGTGCGACCCACGATGCGCTTTGATTTACATAAAGTACAGGTGTGAAAGTTGAGAGTATTGGACTTTTAAATAATATTTCTAAGTCACTAATTTCAAATCCATATTGGTTACATTCAGTTTCTAATAAAAATATATTACAGAATTTTTCTAGGGTTTGTTGAGCAGCCATAGCAAGAGTTTCTATGTATGTATCATCATTAGAAAATGTAATACGAAGGTGTGTTTTTAAGTCGGCAGTCGATACTACTTGCGTAGTATTTGGTGTTGATATTTGTAGATATTTCATCGTATTTTCTGTATTTTTCTATTTAACATAATATTATTATGTCTTTTTTTTTTCAATTTTTCCTTACCCTGTAAATTGCGACAGTTCCACTTTCTCAAGTTTTAGGTATAACCGTTTCATTACTAGGTTAAAATCGAACACAGGGCCTTATTATGGCCTTACAATCGATTTAGGAGTTTTATAAAAAAGGCTGAAATAAGGGGAGAATTTCCCCCTATTTCGACCTATTTTTATTGCTATTATGCTTCTACTAAAGTAGCAAATGCTTTGTCATTTTGACAAGCATCACCATCTACTAGAGTCGTTGCAATTAAAGTACCTAGTCCTTGTCTCGATTTTGTATATGGATCATACAGTAAATCTAAGCCACCAAACTGAGCGATGTGTACTTTTGAGAAATCTCCAAATATACAATGAGCTTTATCAGCTGTACCTCCATTTCCACACGCAGTAGAAAAGAAGCCATAGTAGTTGTTTAGCTCTTTGTCAGCTGGATTCCATAAAGCAGCCACACCAGTAGTTTGTAATAATGCTCTAATACTTGAGTATGCATCTTTATCGAAAATATAAGCAAATCGACCACCTTGTAAGTTTACATCGTTTCCAAGTACTGTAGCTTCTAAGTCGATAAAGTCTCCAGCCGTTACTCCAGTTGATGAAGCAGTAACATCTGCAAATATAGACTCAGGTGCGCCTGTTACATCACTTTTAGATAATAATGCAGTCTCTATTGTGCTTGCAATGTTCGCAGCCATATTTCTACGGATTGCACCTTCTAGTCCAGCATTTTGTACCATTGCTTCACGTGATAAATCTACCACAGAGATTAATTTGTGAGGCTCTAATGTGATACTTGTAGTTGAGCCGGCAGCAGCAACATCAGACCCAGAGTCCTCAGCTACCCACGAAGAGCTTATCTCTTGTACGATTGGGAATTTTTGGTCTGCCACTCCGGTGTAAAAATTAGCACCGGCACTTGCTAATGTTAGGTTAGCTTCTAGTTGGTCAGTGAAACTCATAACCTCCACCCCTGCTGAGGCAGCCGTTGTTACGGCAGCTCTTGTTAGTACAGAGTGAGGTATTGCTACTCCTCTATAATCTTGGTTAGGGCTTTCGTGTCTTGCTTCTTGGTCCATCTCTTTTACTAATCCTTCAAGTTTACCAGTTACGGCTTGCTTGATAGCATCTTGGAATGAGTATTCTCTCATTTCTTTTGGAGTTTCAGTAGAAACCGGAGCACCAGTTACCGATGCCGACATTCTTAGTTGTTTCTCCATTTTTTCTGCTCTTTCAATTTGAGCATCTAACTTTTCGATAGCTTCCAATGTGTTATCCACTTCAGTAGCTTCGGCTTCACTCAAGTTTCTAGTTTCTCCATCAGCCTGAGCTTTGATGCTCTCTAATGTGTCCACTAAGCCTGAGCGAGTCTCTTTTAATTCTATTGACTTTTTCATAATGGTTTTACTTTTTTACTTTTAATAAATTAATTTTAAGATTTAATAATGAGTTCTCCTCATACGCTTGTTCTTGTTTTTTTCTTGTATTTTCTTTATCTATATAGTTAGACCTATGCGCAAGCGCTAGGTCGTTTGCTGATGGGTACGCAGGGAGGCTGACCGGAGAGACATCATATAGGCGATTGACCTTGTTGATGACTCTAATATCTGCACCATTTTCGCTTCTCTCCCAAGAGTCGCCATCCTTACCGATTGTGAAGGCAAATGACGATTGTGTAATATTACCCAGTCGCATATTTTCTTTCAGGTCTCGGCCTGCGCTTGTGTTCGGTACATCGAGTTCATATCTTAGTCCTTGTTCATCTACTGATAGCCTTAGCGTGCCAGCGCTGGTCCTTCCTAGAATGAGATTAGGGTCGTGGTTGAAATACGCACGTACATCGTTGTCTAGGACCTCATCAAATGCTCCAGGCATTATCTTTTCTCTAAACGCACCCAAGTCCTCGCTTAGAGTATTAAACACGGCAGCGTGGCCTATTACTACATCTTTACCTTTTTGAGTATCGAGTCGACTATCTATGTTAAAGTATCGAGTCTCCGATGTATGTTTTTTATCCCATACATTTACTTCTTTACTTCTATATTCATTTTCTTCTTCTTCTTCTAGTTCCTGCTCCTCCTCCTCATCTATTTCTTCTTCTATTTCTTCTTCACTTGAGTGTCCTGGGATATGCTCGTTTTCTTCTATAATTTCTTCATCTTTGATTTCATCTTCTTTATCAATTTCCACACCCTCGAAATCCTCAGTTTTAGAGTAAACGATAGTAAGGGTGTCTTGGTCCTCAATAATTTTTTTAATATGTCTCGCATTTATTAATCTTTCCATTGTTTTTTTATTTTCTGTTTGTGCTTCGCATATTGCGAGCCTTTGGTTATCATCATACTCATTTACCATAGTGTCATCAGCCATACACCGGTCTATAAATTCTTTTTTTGTCTCGTTATTATTTGGTTTTGGTATCGGCATTTGATTCTGTTTTTAAAGTTCCACCATCAATTATATCATTAAGGGTAGCCATATTTAATTGCATAAAGTGATTATCTCCACCTTTCACTGTTGGTAGCTCCTCATACGATCGTATTTCATCTATACTCATTGCTCCAATGTTTAGCATAGTTCTGTAATATTCAGACCTATCTTTTGGTGTTCCTCTTAGCAAAGCATTAACTACAAATTTTGCTTCTACTTTCCCTGCTTCATTTTGTCTAAATAGTTTACAGTTCATCTCGCTTTCCATCATTATCAAATAAGGCATTAATGAGTACTGTACAAATTCTCTACTTTGTTCGCTTATGTTATTAAAACTTGATTTAGTTAAGTCCCTTAATAAGTGAGGAGGCAAATTAAAGAGCCTGGCAATTTCTGTTATTGAAAATTCACGGCTATTTAAGAATTGCGAGGCTTCGTTTGATAGGCTTATCTGTTGAAACTTCAGGCCTTCCTCGAGTACCATTGTTTTATTTGCATCTCCTATATTTGTATAGTTTTCTTGGAATGAGACCTTAAGACGATTTATGGCTTCATCTGATAGGTGTCTTTCAGTAGAAAGTACCCCACTTACTTTCGCACCATTTCCAAAGAATGAATTACCATATTTTTCTAATGCTAGGCCGTATCCTATTGCGCTTGCGCCTACATCTACCGGTGACATTCCTATGTATCCATCTCGGCTCATAACCTTAAAGTGTAGCATATCATATTGGTCTATTATACCTCCATCTTTAAGCTCATAATACACAACACCTTCATTTTCTACTAATTTTACATCATTACAGATTATGGGTATTAATTCTACCGGCCTAGCGCCACCATTTCTTTTTATAAATACGTAGGAGTTTCCTCTTGTTAATAAGTCAATCATACACTTTTGTATAAAGGTGTAGGTGGTCATTTGTGGATTTGGTTTCCGGTGTAATAAATTAAAAAGTTGATGATTGCTAGCTTGCGATTTGTTTCCGTTCTTATCGGTTTGATTAACCGTGAGAGGTAGTTGTGCTACGGATTCAGATAGTATTCTTATCGCTGCCCACACAGCTGTGAAATTTAAGGCAGTTTCATCTGTTACGGCTATTCCACTCAGGTTATTTCCACGAGTGGTCATATGCGCTAAAAAGTTATTAGTTCTAGTTTCTTTCTTATTACGAAAAAAAACACCTTTCAGTGTGTCAATTACTCCCATAGATAGTTTTGGCTTTTAAACTTACAATTATACGATTTTGTTTTCCTTTGACCTTGGAGGTTTGTTTCTTATTTTACGGTTTTTTGTAACCCTAAAGCTATCATATGACGAATAGCGCCTTTTTCCGAAGTTCTCCTCATATTCCTTCTCGGTTTCCTCATAGGCTTCTTCATAGTTTTTTGTTTTTTTACAGTTTTTGTGAAAGCGTTTTTCAAATCCAGCAGGGCTGAGTAAGGCTAGTATTTCTATTGGTATTGTCATAAAGTTTTTATTAAAAGGTTAATATTCCACGATCATTGTATATTGAGTCTCCTTCAGTTTCATCTGTCATCATTTCTCCTAGCGCCATTACTAAGGCTACCATTCCATCTACTTTTTCAGAGGAGCGTTGTTTATTTATTTTTATATTATCTGAGGCATCGGTTTGCAATTGTACATTCTCACATTGCCATCTTAAGACCGGATTTTTTAAATGGTTTATTTGGTGTTTAAGTACGAGCTTCTCTAGTTCCTTGCAAGGCGCACTCATACTACGATAGCCTTGGCCGAATTGAGACATCGGTATTCCATCTTGTTGGCTTAGTTGGATTATTAATTGGCTTGAGTTCCATCTATCAAAAGCTATACTTTGTAGGTCATAATGACTTATAATTTCATTTATATCTTTGCGTATAAATTCGTAATCCTGGACATCTCCAGGGGTCGCTTTTATGTATCCATCTGCTATCCATTCATCGTATGGTATTTTGTATTTCCGACCTCGCAGTTCGGCTGAGGCTTCCGGACACCAAAAATATACCAGTACTACATCCTTTTGTTCTTCCATAGGAAAGTATAAAACTAGCGAGCTGAGGTCCATTGTTGAGGCTAGGTCTAATCCACCCCAGCACTTTTTATTCTTCAAAATGTCGAGGTCTATTTTCTCATAGTTCTCCATCCATACTGAGTCCGAAATCCACTTGCTTATTGCCGTAGTCCATATGTTCAGGTGAAGCCTTTTAAACGTGTTTTCATAACTTGGGAGCTCGGCTGCTCGCTTAGCTTCGTTTTTTAGGTACTCCTCCGTGATTGAAACTCCGAGGTTAGGGTTTGCTTTGCGCCAAGTCTTAGGGTCTTGGATGTCATCATCTTCATCTGCGCAGTATATTAAAGGTAGAAAGGTATCATCGTTTATGATTCCATCGTTTACTTTTTGTGCATATTCGTGTACCTCCCAGCAGATATTTCCATCTGTTTTGCTTGAGCCGGCCGTGGTCATAGTAAATAATAAAGGTTGAGTCCTTGCTCCAGTACCGGTGACCATTGTATCATATAATTCCCTGGATTTTTGGGTATGCAATTCATCGAATAGTATCCCATTTGGATTGTGTCCGTGTTGTAGGCTTGCATCAGCTGATAGCACTTTGTAGGTATTTCCCTTGGTAGGAAATGTTATAGCGTTCCGAAAGATTTTAGCCTTGCTATTAAGTATCTTATCTTGTTGTATCATTCGCTTCGCCAAATCAAATATTATTGAGGCCTGCGCACGATCGCCAGCGCAAGAGAATATTTCTGACCCAAGTTCTGAGTCTGCAAATAATAAATATAATCCTATCGCTGCTCCGAGGCTCGACTTACCGTTCTTCCGTGCTATCTCACAATAAACAGACCGGTATTTTCTCAGGCCAGTGTCCTTATGTTTCCATCCGAATATTGGCTCTATCAGGTCCTTCTTTTGCCACTCCTGTAATACAAAAAGTTGACCGGCTAGTTCCCCTTTGCAATGTCTTATATGTGTCTCTATAAAAGCCACGGCTCTATTAGCAGCTTGCTCATCAAAATAATATTTATTTTTTTTATTCAAAGAAGTTATATTCGTTATTTTGTTGGATGAGGGTTGGTTGGTTTATTGAGCTTCTAGCCGTTGGTGTAAATCCGAATTGAGTAGCAATTTTTAAGGCTCTATCCAGGGCATCGTTAGCTATCTTTTGGTAGGGTACGGCTTGCATATGTTTAAGTGTTCCATCAGGGTTTTTGTATATTTGTATCCTTCCTTTCTCTCTTAGCATTTGCTCGGTTTCAATGTGTAGGCTTATTGCATTGCAGTATGCTTCCAAAAGTGAGAGGTCTATTTGGTGTAGCATTTGCTTGTTGAATAATTCGGTACATACTTTTATCCATTCTGCTTTACCTATTTCTGATAGCCATTCCGGTGCTAGTGGTATCTTATCTACTAGAGCCACTTGCATTTCGTTCTCCATCATTCGCTCAGGCTTTGA